CGTGCTCGACGTGCGCTTGATCGAACGCAAACGACATGCTGAGCACGTGAATCTGCTGCCCGCGCCACGTCGCGCGGAGCATCTTTGCGTGCGTGTCTTCGATCATGGGGTCGGGACCTTCGGGGCTTGCAGCGCTGCGGCGGCCACAGCGGCCGTGGTGCGGTCCGTCGCGGCGGCCACGCGGTCCAGGGCAGAGATGATCTCCGGTGCCTTGAGCGCGGCTTCTAGGTCTGCGATGGCCATGCCGTTGGTCTTGTCCTGCGACGCTTCATTGCCACCGAGGACGGCGTTCCCGATGCCGCGCGCAACGGCCACCTGCGGGGCCAGACTGAGAATGTTGCCGGCGGAGATGTCGCCGTTCATCAGGCCCTTCGCGCCGCCCATGACGCCCTCGCCGAAGCGGGAGAGGACGCTCTTGCTCTGCTCTGCCTTGAGCTTGGCGAGCGTGGCTTGCGCCTCCGCGCGCTTCTCCGGTGACGCGTTCGGGCCAAGCGCAGAAGCCTGCGACATGCCGAGGATGCCGAGGTCCTGACGAGCGGCGTTCGCTCCGACAAGGTCCTTGTCCATGGCGCCCGTGATGGCCGAGCCAGCCATGTAGCCACCCGCGCCGGCCGCTAGAACATGTGCCGCGGTCGAGGCGTTGAGGCCAGCGGCAGCGGCGCCGCCTGTGCCCGTTGCGCTGCCAAGAACACTAGCCGCCCCGCCCGCCCCGCCGATGACGTTGACCGTCCCCGCGGTGACCGCCATCGAAGGGATCGCCTTGGAAAGCACCTTGTCCAGAAGCGCGCTGGCGCCGGTTCCCACGAGCGACTTGGCCATGCTCGCCAGCATGAGCGCGCCGACGGCCTTGAACGGATTCGAGATGGCCCACGCGGTGATCTCGCCGAAGGCCCCGATCATCTTGACGATATCCGGCGCTACCTTCGCGATAACCGGTGAGAGCTTCTCGCCGAGGTCGTTTTTGAGCTTGTTCATCGCGACGCTGGTCTGTTCCGACTGCGTCTTCATGACGTTGTCGAACGCCTCGACGGACGCGCCGGCCTTCGGGAGCGTGTCCTCGAACTGCGAAAGCAGCGCCTTCACGGCGTCCTTGCCCTTGATGTCCGCTGTCTCGCCCTCGCCTGCAATCTGCAAGCGCCCGCTGTCGTTCTTCTTCAGGCCGAGCGTGAACGCCTGCATGAGCGGCGTGCTGATGCTGGTTGAGTTCCCCGTAAAGATGCCGCTCGCGCCTTCAAGCTTGCCGGCGTTGCCCTTCTTCACCATGCCTTCGATGATCTCCGGCAGGAGCGTGTTGACGTCGCGAAGCTGCGCGCGCCCGACCGCGCCCCCGACGCCAACCTCGACGCCCGCCATTTTCTTGATCTGGTCGGCCTTGCCGCCAAGGTCTCGCGCCAGGTCAACCACGGCGTTCGTGCTCTCCGCCGCGCTGCTCTTGCCGTACGTCCGAGCGATCTGCGAGAGGCCACCGGCCGTCATGCTGCGGCCGGTCGAGTCCATCTTGAATTTGATCAACGAGCCTGACGAAGCGTCGAGCATCGTCGCCAGATCCTTGAATTCCACAGCGCCGTCTTTGCCCTGCTGGACGAGCGCTTCGATGTTCTTGACGAGATCTTTGGACTTGATTCCGCGGTTGATCAGCGTCGCGGTGACGTCGCCGAGATCTTCCATCGATACGCCAGCGCCCTTCGCGACCTTGGCCAACTCAAGCATCTGGTCTTTCGCCTGCGCGATGCCTTCAGCGCCCGCCTTGCCGGCGATCTTCTCGAGCCCGCCCATGACGGCGCCAGCGTCCTCGCCGACGACATTGCTGACGCTCTTGGAGAGCCCGACGAAGTCCGTCGTCTTGTCGCCTGTGTTGTTCTGTAGCATCGCTTGCCGCTTGCCCAAGCTCAGCTGCGCCATGCCCGCGTCGAGCACGGTGTTCGTGCCGAGGTAGCCGCCGGCGATTGCCGCGCCAGCGCCGATGACCCCGACGCCCGAGCCAACGCCACGCTTGATGCTGTCGCCCAGCGCCCCGCGGACGGCGCCGCGACGGTGGTTGATATCGTCTACGCGTGCGAACTGCGTTGCGTAGGCGATGCGCTGCCCCTTGCGCTCTTCGAGCTTCCGGACCGCAGCGGCGCGCGTCTCCGATCGTTTCTCGGCGCGCTCTCTCGCTTCGATGTCGCGAATCACACGAGCCGTGCTTCGGTTGGCCGCGGCAGCTTCGGCGGCAGCCATCTTGTCGAGCCCGCGCTTGGCCTCGCGCGCTGCGCCGTCGGCGGCCCGCTTCGCCTCTGCGATCTTGCGATCTGCGGCGGTCTTCGCCTCGCGGATCTCCCGCGCGTGCTGCGCGGCACCACCCTTCGGGCTTGTGTCGTTTGCAGCGCGGGCCGTCGCGCGCGCCGTGGCCTGTGCGATCTTGACTTGCTCTCGGCCGCTCTGCTGAGAGGCCTGGAGGATCGTCTTGAACGACCGCAATACCGCGTCCTCGCCTCCGATCTTGAACTCAATCTTGACGGTGGCAGCCATGCGCTACTCCTCTTTCGGCGGCCAGAGACGGCCGGCGGCTTTCATCATTCCGAGGTAGAGGAGTCCGTCGACATCGTGCGGATGGTCGCTCGCGCGTCGACCAAGGAAAGAAGCGCAGAACGCGCCAAGGCTTCCAGCGTCTCGCGCGAGAGCGCATGAAAAGGGAGCTTGGCGGCCCCTTCTGCAATGAGGTCGATCCACGTCTCGAACGTTTTCTCGTCGAGCTTGTTCAGCTCCGGATAGAACTCTTGCTTGAGTTCGTTGTACGCATTGATGAGCTGCCCGAGCTCCTCCGTACCGAACTGGCGTGTATCGACCACGCCATGCTCAAAGAAGGGCTTGCTCGGGTCGTCCAGCTTGCGGCAGGCGACCGCAAGGATCTCGCTCGCGCGGGAGTTATGTTCCAGGTCGTTCGTATCCCACCCGGTCGCGTCGACGCCGGACGCTTGCAGGCGAATGACGTACTCCAGTGCGTTCGCAAAGCAGAGATCTTGCTCCTCCTGTGACAGGCCACGGATGTGGATTTGCACGGCGGCGTTGCCCTCTGCGTCGCGAAGGAAGTTGACGATCTTGTGAGGACGCGCGGCACGAGCGAGGAGCTGCACCACGAACGCCGAAGGCGCTCGCTTGGCGGCCGCTGACGGTGCGCTCACAGGAGCGATTCTTCAACCGGCGAGCACGTCATGTTGACGCTGTACGTCGAGGCCTTGTCGGCGCCGCCGGTCTCCGAAACGTCCTTGACGATGCCCTTCGTCTTCATCTTCTTTCCGGCCCGGAAGACGATGACATCGAGGATGGTCCCGTCACGCATGGCCGCGTAGAAGTCGAACTCGACGCCCGCGCGCGGCACGGCCGAGTCGATCTTGATCGTGCACATCTGCGCGCCGGGGGAGAAGCCAGACAGGCCCTTTTCGATCGTGACGATGTCTTGCCAACCGCCCGTGTGATTGATGTCGCAAGACTGCGCCTCTGCCAGGAGGACGCCGCCTAGGAAGATCGAGAACTTCGTGTACTTGATCAGCGCCATGGGCAGCCTTTCGCCGCAGACAAAACGCGGCTGGCCCGCTCTCCGTGAGGAGGCAGGCTGTGGGGATTGCGAAGAGAAACGCCCGACGGCTAAGCCGGGCAGAGGGTCACGCGGCTGCGCTGGATTCGGCGAAGAGCGAACCGTGCTGAAGCATCAGATTCGCGCTGTAGACAGGACAGCGCTCGTTCATGCGCGTCGGGTTCAGCGGGTCGGTTCCCACCGCGAGCTCGGCCATGGCCTGCGCTTTCTTGGCGAAGTCCAGATAGCCTAGGTCGCAGCCGTCGCTGATTACGATTTCGATCAGCGACTTCACCCGCTTCGGCGTCGCGAAGTTGGCTGGCGGCTGGATGTCATTCGGCGGGTCTTCGGTGATCTTCTCGTACCCGGAGAGCGCCAGCTTCACGAGGCACGCGTCAGCAAACCAGTCCGCCACCCAGACACGGTGCGAGTCGCGCACGCGGTAGTCGGGCGTCGCGCCGTTGAGGCTGTACGAAGTGATCTGGCGCACGATGTACGGCACTCCGTTCGCGCCCACGGCGATGGGCGTCACGCCGCCCTGGAGCATGATCACCTGTTCGGTTTTCGTGAACCACGTGCCCTTGTTCCGAGGCGCGAGGACCGGGAAAATGTCGTTCGGCCCGCCGCCGTAGCCGGCCAGATTCTTCGCCGGATTCGAGAAATAGGTGTTGGCCTGGACAGCGGCCATCTGCGCCGCGAGCACCCACGGCTCCATCGGCGACTCTTCCAAGTTGACGATGTCCAGCCGCGGTTTGTTGATGCTCTGCGCCAGCGTCACCGAAGTGGCAGGCGCGAGCGAGACGCCAGCAAGAACTTTCTGCCGGATCCCCGTGGTCGGGAGCGCCTGGGAGTTGACCTGGTTGACGAGCGCCGTCAGCACCGGGTCAGAGCCCGTGCCGCTGTGGGTGTGAGGGACGATGAGATCGAAGTCTTGCCCGGCGATGGTCGCGAGCGCCGCGGTGTAGGTCGCTGCGGTCGCGCCACCGGTGAAGGCCGTCTCGGCGGTGTTGGAGAGGTTCGCTCCGCTGCCAGCGGTGAACGAGGCGACAGCCCGAAGCGCGTTGCCCTCGGGCCCGGCGACCTTGGCGGTCATCGCGACAGCGCCGAGCGTGGGCGTTGCAGTAACGGGCAGGTGAGTCTTCTGGTTGATCGACGCAGCGAGAGCCGCAGCGATGACCGTGGGCGAGTCGCCAGCCACGTAGGCGGCTTCGCAGGACTCTTCGCAGATCTTGACGGCTACGACGCCAGCGCCGACCGCGGTACCCAGAACGGTCACGGTGAGCGTTGCCGCGGTGCCGGCCGAGCGAGTCGGGGCGAGCAGGTAGACGGGCGTGTTTTTGTTAATCCGAAAGAATTCACGCGCCATCCGGTGAAGTGGCGAGCCGCTGCCGCCCTTGGCTTCGGCTTCGTCGACGCCGGAGATCGGACCGAAGAC